TATCCTGACATTGAAATGTTTATCTACCCGCGCCCCACGCGCGATCTGGAGTGGCATTTCATTTCGGTTGAAGAACTGACACAGCCTGCAACGCTTGACACAGTCCTTTCGTTCCCGCCCGGCTATCTGCGTGCGTTCCGCTATAACCTAGCGTGCGAACTAGCACCTGAGTTTGGCGAAGAACCGTCGCCACAAGTTCAGCGCATCGCTATGTATTCCAAGCGCAACCTGAAGCGCATCAACAATCCTGATGACATCATGTCGATGCCATACAGCCTTATTGCATCTCGCCAGCGGTATAACATTTTCGCAGGAAACTACTAATGAAGACGCCCATACTGGGCAGCGCGTATGTGGCCCGTTCAGTAAACGCTGCCAACGCACGCATGGTAAACTTGTTCCCCGAAGCTGTGCCAGAAGGCGGCATAGAGCCGGCGTTTATCCAGCGTTGCCCCGGCTTGCAGCTTCAACAGACCATAGGCGATGGACCGATCCGCGGACTGTGGGCGCACCAGACGCAAGGCGATGACTTTTACGTTGTGTCTGGGTTTGAAGTCTACAAACTGTCCAGCCTGACCGGAACGCCTGTTAAGCTAGGCGATGTGACTGGCACTGGCCCTGTGTCCATCGCCGACAACGGCAATCAAATTTTCTTCGCCTGCAATCCTGACTCATATATCTACGACGAGTCAACTAACACGTTTACGCAAATTACCGACCCTGACTTCCCCGGCGCTGTTACCGTTGCATACTTGGACGGTTATTTTGTGTTTAACGAGCCTAATAGCCAGAAACTTTGGGTGACGCAGCTTTTTGACGGCTTTCAGATTGACCCGCTAGAGTTTGCCAGCGCCGAAGGTAGCCCTGATGGCGTCGTTGGCATATTAGTAGACCACCGCGAATGTTGGGTGTTTGGTACTGACTCCACCGAAGTGTGGTACAACTCTGGCGGGTTAGACTTTCCGCTGTCACCGATCCAAGGCGCGTTCAACGAAATCGGTTGTGCTGCGCCGTACTCCATCGCCAAGATGGACAACACCGTGTTTTGGCTGGGCGCTGACGCGCGCGGCCAAGGCGTCATTTACCGTGCGGCGGGCTATAACGCGCAGCGCATATCAACGCACGCAATTGAATGGCAAATCCAAAACTATCTAGATATGAGCGATGCTGTAGGCTACACCTACCAGCAGGACGGCCATGCGTTCTACGTCATTTCGTTCCCGTCCGCAGATGAAACGTGGGTGTACGACGCTGCCACCGGCGCATGGCATCAGCGGTCATCTTACGCCGCCCTTGCACCGACTGAAGGTGCGTTTGAGGCTGAGTCGTTCTATACCGGCGCGTTCTACACGGTGCTGCCGCTTACACCTTCTGGCGTCAGCGGTGCGTTCTCACGTCACCGCAGCAACTGCCAGTGTAACTTCCAAGGCAATATCATTGTCGGCGACTACGCCAACGGCAATATCTACACGTTTGAATTAAACGTCTTTGCGGACAATGGAATAGCGCAGCGTTGGTTGCGGTCGTGGCGCGCGCTGCCGACAGGCCAAAACAATCTCACACGTACAGCAAACCACAGCTTGCAGCTTGAGTGCGAAACAGGCGTTGGCTTGAACGACGGGCAAGGAAGTGATCCGCAAGCCATGCTTCGCTGGTCTGACGATGGCGGCCATACATGGTCCAACGAACATTGGGCGGCTATGGGCAAGATAGGCGCAACTGGCACTCGCGTCATATGGCGCCGGCTTGGCATGACGCTGAAGCTGCGCGACCGTGTCTACGAAGTGTCTGGCAGTGATCCTGTCCGTATTTACCTGACCGGCGCTGAACTGCAACTGAGCGGCACAAATGCCTAACGACTTACTTACCCGTATCCCTGCGTCGCGCGTCCCGATTACGGACGCGTCTGACGGCACGGTGACGCGTGAATGGTACAGGTATCTGTTTAACCTCTTTACTATAACTGGCGGTGGTCAAGCTAACTCGGCAGCAAGTTCGTCTTTTGGGCAAGACTTGGCCCCAATGTATACGCCGCAACTTGAAGATAACCGCAACGGCGCGTTCTTCGACACCACTACGCAGACTGCTGCCGTCATCAATACAGCGTATCCAATAACGCTCAACACCACAAGCATAACTGATGGCGTCTACATCGGCGCAACTACATCGCAAGTGTTTGTAGACCGCATACGCATTTACAACTTTCAGTTTTCCGCGCAACTTATCAAAGCTACCGGCGGTTCAGGAAATGTTTTTATTTGGTACAGGGTGAATGGTGTCAATGTAGCAAACTCTGCAAGAAAGGTAACTTTAGCCGGAAGTAGCGCAGCAGTTGTCGCCGCAGGGAATTATGTGGTAAAGCTAAACGCCGGTGATTACTTTGAACTGGTTTTTTCTACTGATGATACAGGATGCCAAATTGTTGCAGCGGCTGCCGCCGCCCCTGCACCCGCAATTCCGTCCGTCATCCTGACGGTTACTGATAACTTTAATTGAGGCTTAGCTATGACTGTTCTTGCTCAACAACCTAAAGCACAATTCTTCGATGCTAACGGTAGCCCGTTGGTCGGCGGCAAGGTCTATACCTATGCAGCCGGTACGACAACGCCGTTGCAGACATATACGGATGCGTCGGGGGTCACACCCAACACCAACCCAGTTATTCTGGATTCCCGCGGCGAATGTAACCTGTGGTTCTCTACCGCCTCCAGCTACAAGGTAGTCTTGGAAAGCGCGACTGATGTGCTGCAATGGTCTGTCGATAACATTGCGACCTACGGCACCATCACCAGCCAGAACTCCAACAACGTGGCTATCACCGGCGGTACAATCACTGGCGTTACGTTTACAGGCAACATCACCGGCAACGCGTCCGGCAACGCTGGCACTGTGACAAACGGCGTCTATCTGACAGCCACGCAGACGCTGACAAACAAGACCATCACAGGTCTGGCGTCAGCGTCAACGGTCAACGACAGCCTTGGTACAGGGTTCACTATTGGATACCGCAGCATCCCGCAAAGCCTCAACACAACCGCTGCGGCATCGGACATCGGTAAGCATCTGTATGTGTCGGCAACCACCACAGTCCCGTCGGGCGTGTTTGTGGCCGGTAACGAGTTTCTTGTTGTCAACAGCAGCGCCAGCACCGTGACGCTCACACAAGGCGCTGGAACGACGCTACGGCTTGGCGGCACTGCAACCACAGGCAGCCGCACCATCGCAGCTTACGGCGTCGCTAACGTGCTGTGCGTCGGCACTGAAACATTCTACGTCACCGGCAACGTAACCTGATAGGATAGGCCATGCCAATTATTGCAGCAAACATCATCCCCGCCAAGAATATGGAAAACGCGCAGACTACGCAGTATGTGTCGCCGAGCAGCACCACGACTATCATTGACAAGTTCACGGCTACTAACTTTAGTAGCGGCATGGTCAACGTAAGCGTCAACTTGGCAGCGGTCAGCGAAGCCACGGGCAACAGCAACCTGATCGTCAAGACGCGGACGCTGCAACCCGGCGAGACTTACACCTTTCCAGAAATCGTAGGCCACACCCTGCCGTCTGGCGGGTTTGTCTCTACGCTTGCGTCAGCGGCAGCGGCAGTCAACTTGCGTGCGTCTGGCCGCGAAATCAGCTAATGCAGAATTTCCTACGCATCGCTGACGGGCTAAATACATCTTCTGTCTTACGGGAGTTAGTCACGCAGCCAGAGTTGTGGGATCAGAATACACTTCGCACCAGCCACCCTGACACCGCGCACGCAGACGTTAGCGACATTTGGCTGTGGTTTAACGCAATCCCTGACACGCCTGACGGTGTTATTAACGACATCCAGACAGTCGAGTATCCTGCGTGGGCGCGTCTGCCGTCGCTGCACCGCATGGTGTTAGACCTGATCCACCGCGTCAACGGCGTCCAGCTTGGCCGCTGCATCATTACTAAGCTGCCGCCCGGCGGTGAGATTACGCCGCACGTTGATGGCGGCGCCCCAGCAGAGTTTTACATCCGCTACCAAATCGCACTTCAGTCTTTGCCCGGCGCGCTATTTCACAGCGGCGACGAAACGGTTAACTTCCGCGGCGGCGAAATCTGGTGGGTCAACAATCGCGTAACACATTCTGTTGTAAATAACAGTGCAGATGATAGGATAGTCTGTATTGTAGACATCAGGAGCGCATAATGATAACGGCACAAGTTGAAGATTGGGCGCCCTTTATTGAAGAAGCGCAACCGCTGTTGCCTCTGCATTGGGAAGAATTAGCCCTCAACAAAGATAAAGTTCCGCTTGATCCGCAGTACGATCTTTACGCCGTCCGCGATAACGCAGGCCAAGTGATAGTGGTAACGCTGCGCGAAACTGGCCGTTTAGTGGGATATTTTATAGGTTTTATTGCGCCGGGGCTACACTACCAAACGTGCCTGACGCTGACGATGGACATCTTTTGGACGCACCCAGATGTGCGTGGTGGATTTAGTGGTGTAAAACTCTTTCGTTTAGTTGAAAAAGAGGCTAAAAGGAGAGGTGTGCAACGTATGTTTTACGGTTCCAAACTTCACAAAGACGCCTCGCGGATGTTTGAGTTTTTGAAAATGGAACCTGTAGAGACATATTACAGCAAATGGATCGGGGAATAACATGGTCGCAGTAGTAGCCGGAGCGGCAGCTTTAAGCGCAGGGGTGTCCATTGGCGCGTCTAAGAAAGCCGCCAAAGCACAAATAACCGCGTCTAACACTGCGGCAGCAGCGCAGAAAGAAGCAGCGGCACTGGCGTTAGCAGCGACGGAACGCGCGTCGGCGCTGGCTCTAGAGGCACAGCGTACCGCGTCGGCTGAGTCCATTGCAGCGGCAAAAGACGCAGCAGCGGCAGCGCAGCAGGCGCAGAGTGAAGCAAATTTTCAAGCGCAAAATTTGGAGCGCATCCGCTACAACGAAGCGCGTATTGCGGACGAAACGGCGTTCACTGGCGCGCAAGCAGCCTCGGACAAGGGTTACGACACTGCTCTAGACGCATATAGAACTTCATATGCTGGGGCGCAGGCTGCTAGCGATTTAGGCTTCGACACCGCATTAACCGACGCCAATAGGGGCTTTGACACCGCTCTGGGCGACGTTACTAGGGGTTACGCCGAGGGTCAAGCTGCCACCGATTTAGGCTATACCACCGCCCGCGGCGATTTTGAACAGGCGTACCAGCGGCAAGGCGAATTCCAGCAGCCATTTATTAGAGATGGCCGCACCGCTCAAGACCAA